AACCTCGCTACCAATCCGGGGATGATGGTGTCCGGGTCTCGATCGATGACCGTCACTTCGTACTGAGGAATCCCCAGCATCAACTCGTTGTCCGCCCACTCCTCGTACTTCGCGTTACGTCGGTAGACGATGCACGGATACACCATCTGAATGTTCGATGGCGGCTGGAAGTAGACGTTCGGACAGATGACTTCAAGGGCTTCCTGCAGCTGCGCGCGGGCCATTGTACACCTCCCCCAAACGCAAGATGAGGCGGGGAAACTGAACCTCGACTTCCGTCACGGTCCAAGCAACCCCACCCCATTCTACGAAGCGGATGGCGAAGTAGTTCTGATTGGCATGCGCATCAGCAACGATGCTGATCGAGTTTGTGACACCGATGTTCTTGTTCAGCGTCTCTGCTTCTGAGAGTCGCCGCGCATCACGAACCACGTCCCCGTAATACGAGAGCTCGGTGATCACTTCGGTGAAGACGCCAGGAGCAGTTTCCTCCTGTTCACCAAACCCGACCAAGCCGAAGAACCTCGCCACCGGCGAACTACGGACGGTTCGAGAACGTCCAGCTGTCCTGCTGGTTCGTCTCGAAGTAGTTCCCGGCCGTCGGGTTGGCCTGGATCGTCAGAGACGTGCCCTCGGCCACGGTCACCGTCGAGCCCTGCGCCGTGGTGGCGCCGGTGTCGGTCCTCGTGTACGTGACGCCGGTCTGGGTCGGGATCGTGATGTCACCCGACGTCTCGTCGTACGTAGGCGCGGTCGGAACGCGCAGCGTGTCGCTGGCGCCGACCTTCTTGACGTTGACGGCCGACCGGATCTTGGTCAGCGCACCCGAGAGCCGGGTCTCGATCAGGTACTTGTACTGGTTGTAGTCGATGTCGAAGTCGTCGAACATCGAGACGTCGCCGCCCCGATCCGCGCCGACGGTGTAGTCGGTCAGGTTGACGATGATGCCGACCAGGGTGGCCTCGCCCTCCATGACCTCGACGGGCACGACAGCCGAGACGCCCATCTCCGCGGCCAGCTCGGAAGCCGTACGCCACAGGCGCCGCTGCATGCCGTCCTTCGCGAGCAGGGCCGCCGTGATCCACGCCTGGGTGGTGTAGAACGTCGGCGAGCCGGAGCCCTTGTAGAAGGTCATGTTGCGCATGACGGCCTCGACCTGCTCGACCGGCGTCGCGTCGGACTGGACGAACACCGTCGCGGCGTACAGGTCGTGATCGTTGGCGATGGAGCGGATGCCCGCGCCCTCGCTCGCTCCGGACGGATCCTTGATCTTGTCCTCGTCGTCGACCGCACGGCCGTCGCCGATCAGGATCGCGCGCGCGAGCTCCTCCTCGAGCATGAGGCGCATCTCGGCCTTCATCCAGGCCACGACGTCGAAGTCGGTGATGTCGACGATGTCGTCGCGGTCCAGCTTCTGCTTCTTGTAGATCGTCGCGGGCGAGGTCGACCGCGTGGTGACGCTGAAGTACTCCTCCTTCTTGAAGGAGCCCTTGATGTAGCCCCGCGCCCGGGCCTCGTCGAACGTGATGTCGGCGACGAAGTTCTTGACGCGGCTGAACGGCGAGTGGCGGGTCCCGTTGATGACGGACTTCACCCACTCCATGCGGCGAGAGTCGAACTCCGGCGTGGCGGACACCGCCCGGGCATCCGGGAAGAGGATGTCCAGGTTGTCGATGCCGTGCTGGAGCGCGTAGTGCTCGACCGCTTCCTTGAGAGACCCGCGACGTGATGCGTCCTCGACGATGCCCCTGATGGCGTCGTGGCTGAGGTGCTGCCGCTCCTGCGTCTCCTTGCCGGTCTTCTCGCGCTCCGCCTCGAAAGCGTTGCGGCTCATGTGACGGGTCTCCTTCTCGTCGTCGGTGGTGGTGGTGGCGGATTGAGCCGCCTCGCTGCCGGTGGACTCCTCCTTGGCCGACTCGATGGCGGCGCCCACCATGTAGTGGACGACCTCCTTCTGCTCGGCCGACATGGAGTCGTAGATGTCCTGCACGGTCGACTCGTTGTCGTCCGTCGTGGACGTGTCCTTGTTCTCGTGCTCCAGCTCGAGACCGGGATGGATGATGGCCTCGTCGTCGAGGCGGATCTGCTCCTCGCCGTGCTGCAGAACGATGTTGTCGATGAAGGCGCCGGGGTTGGCGCCTGCCAGGACCAGAGACACCTCGCGGATGACTCCGTGCATGACTGCCTGGGCCTTCTCGAGAAGGCCGTTGGCGTAGATGGAGAGCGACTTGATGTCGTCGTGCTCGATGAGCTGCTTGGCGTTCTGGGCCCGCTCGGTCTCGTTGAAGAAACCGTAGCCGTAAACGCCGTCGTCCCGATGCTCGAGCTCGAAATGGCCGAGCACGTTGGTCGGGTCGTCGTGCTGGTGCTGCCACACCATCGGGACCTGCGCCCCGTCCTGGTGCTTGAAGGCCTCGGCGGTGATCGTGCGACCGTCGGAGCACTTGATGCCGAACTTCGTGACGTAGCCACTGAAGTCGGCCTTCGTCTTCACTGCCATTTTGACAGTCCTTTCGTGGTCTTTACTTCGTGGCTTACGCCAGAGCTTTCACCTTCGCCTCAGCATCGGCAAGCTCTTTCTTCGCCGCGGCGATCTGCTTCTTCAGACCATCCACGCTGTTGTTGGCGGACGACGTCTTCGAGCTGCTGCCACCGTCCTTCGCTGCGGCCTGTTTGGCCTTGGTTTTCAGCTCCGTCTTGTGACTCTGACGGTACTTCTTCGCCTCTCGAGCGTCCTTCGACTTCTCAGCAGCTGTCGGCTTCTTGTCGGCCTTGGCCATGGCCGCCTTCAGCTTGTCGTTCAGATCGGACAACTTCTTCTTGAGCGTGCCGACCTTCTTGACTGCTGCCTGCTTCTCGATCTGTCGCTGAGCGCCAGTAGCAGTCGACTTGCGCACGCGCCCGCGATTCTTGAGCAACGCGTCGACCGTATCGGCCTGAGCTCCGAGAGGAGAAGGACCCTTGGCCTTGGCATTCTGTGCCTTGAGATCGGACGAGATCTTCTTCAGCTCGTCGTCCGACTTCCCCTGGAGAGACCGGACGAAGTTGTTAGCCGTCTGGAGATCGGCTCCGTCCTTCACCATGGGCAACCCCTTGAGGAAGTTGTCCCAAGCAGCCTTCTCCTTGGCCGCCTGCTCAGGGGTCTTGGGCGACTTCTTCGTTCCGGGAGGCGGCTGACCCTTTCCGGGCTTCCGACCCTTCAGCTTACGAGTACGCAAGTAGTACTCATGGGCTTTCTTCGGATCGTAGGGAGCCTTGGCGTGCATGAGAACTTCGCCGTTAGGCAGCAGCATCTTCGCCTCCCACCGCTACTCCGAACTCGTCGAGAAGTGGACCGAGATCTTCCTCTTCCCCGGCAACAGGAAGACCTGTGTCGGCTTGAGGCATGTTGCTGTTGATGAGCTGATCGGCCTTCGGCTCCGAGGAGGGCTTCCATCCCACGAGCTGACGGATCTCGTTCGAGGATGCGATCTCGTTGCGCGTGAACTTGTCCGCGACATCAGCGATTCCACCCTCGCCGCCGATAGGCATGAGTTTGAACGGCTCGCGGAAGTACATGATCGTCTGCTTCTGGGAACGAGCGGTCTTGGTCAGGAAGGTTCTACGCATTGCTTCGACGACCGCATCGAGAACAGGTTCGATCGTGCGAGCCCAGTAGTTCAGCATAGTCTTCTCGTCCGCTGTGCCGTTCATGACTTCAGGAGTCAGACCCAGCTGAACGTAGAGAAGATCGGTGAGCGACTGGACTTGAGTGAGAAGGTTGTTCTCGGCCGGACGATTGAGCTGAGTGATCTTCTCGGTTCCGTCGGTGTAGGCGATCCCGTACTGCGATCCCTTGAGCTGGAACTCGATGTCCTTACGACGCTGCTCCGCCTGTTGCCGACGAGCCTCGGACTTGATCACGTAAGGAAGCTGAATGATGAGATCCAGTTTCCCAGAAGCCGACAACTCATCGGAAGCATCGAGAAGATTGAGTTTGCGAACGAGACGTTGAAGCGTGGAGTTCATCTCGTTCATGACAGCGTAGAGAGGATTCTCGATGATGGCCGTCGTCTGCTTGGGGACCGTGATCTCCTCACGAGCTCCGGTCTTCTCGTTGAAGACACTGACTCGCACGTGATACGGGTACCACGTGACGATCTGTCCGATTCTCAATGTCTTGATGTCGAAGCCGCCCGAGGTCTCAGGACTGATCGTCGTGTCGACCGGAACGATGGCGCATGTACCTTGCTCGAACAGAGTCATGGCGATGTCCTGTCGGAACATCCTTGCCGCCTGATCGACATTCGCCTCGGTGGTGAGGCAGTAATTGAGACCGCTGTCGATGTCCTCCACGTAACGCTCGTCCTGATCGACTCGAACATGGCGAATACGAACAGATGCCACGTCAATGCCAAGACGGTTGTAGATCGAGGAGATGATCGATCGCTCGTTCGACACGTAGATGACTGGACGGTCGGGCCGACGCCCTGAATTAGCGCCGTAGTACTCCGTGAAAGGCTGAGTTTGCCTTCGCTGTTCCGCACCCGTGAATGCGTTCCACGCGTGTCGCAACCTCTGACCAAATGTTGCCATCGCCTCACCTCCTTTCTATTCGAACGCGTCCTTGTTGGCCTTGTACGCGATGTAAGCGTCCATCATGGCAGCGACATTGTCGATCTTCTCGTCCTGTCGCTTCTTCAGGAGCTTACGGTTACCGTTCGTGTCCTCCATTGTGATCGAGTTACCCATGGACCAGGACATGAGGATCTCGTCGAAGATGAGCACTCGATCTTCGCTCAGCTTCTTGAGCTCACCAAGCGGAACCGACTCCGTCTTGGCGCCCTGGATGACCTTCTCGATCCCGAAGGGACCATTCTCAGCTTCCCAACGCGCAACGAACTCCTTGGCATTGTACGGATCGAAGCCGAACGTGCGGACGTCGTACTCGCAGGCGGTGATGTGAGCATCAAGATCGTCGTACACCTGCATGATGTCCAGAACCGTCCCGGGCATGACATGCAGCGAGCCTTCGTTGATGAACTCGTCGTACTTGATTCTGGCCGCCCCAGGAAGAAGCATGAGAGTACGTTCGGTGATGTAACTGCGAACCTTGACCCCGAACTTCTCGAAGCTCAACGGGAAGAGGAACGTGAACGCGCAGAAGTCATCACCCTGCGAAAGATCAGCGCCAAGGGAACAAGGCATGCTCCAGAAGGTCTTCTGACGATGAGGGATTGTTTCCTCGTAAGTGAAGAAATACGTGTATCCCTCCATCGGAATACCAAACCTTTTGGCAAGGATGTCATTTCGAGATGCCGGGGCCTTTTCAGCCCTCTCCACATCAAGATGGTAAGTCTCATACGAAATGGTCATCCCTAGATTCGGATTTGCCTTTCGCCACATGGCCGGATCGTTGACTTCCTCGATCTCATCCAGCTTGTAGTGCCAGATGGAGACGTGAGGCGCCTGATACTCGCCCTTGAGGATGTCGGCCAGCTCCATCTTGATGGTATCGCCCGATCCGTTTCGGACAGTACCCTCGGAACTGGTGGCGATGATCAGGTAATCCTCCAGCTTTGATGCGCCCTGCTCGACCGCACCGACAACATCCTCACGAATGTCACCGGACAACCATTCATCAATCGTGCTGATCTTCGGGCGAAGACCTTGCAACTTGTTGATGGCCATTGGTCGAATCTCGAGAAGGCTTCCGGTGAGAAAGTTCTCGATTC